CTACGACATAAAATTTACAAATTTTTCAACAACGTTATAGCGCTGATTGTCGTTTATGTGCGTGTATAGATCAAGCGTTGTTTGAATGTTATTATGGCCTAATCGGTCTGATATCTCTTTAGGTTGGATACCAGATTCAAACAATAAGCTAGCGTGTGTATGCCGTAACCCGTGGGGGGTGATAGGTTTTAAATTGTATTTCTTGATAAATTTTCTAAGTTTTTTTGAAAATTCATTAGGCACAAACATAGTACAGCATGAGTTTGTAAAAATTAAATTTTCACCTTGTAAAAATGATACGCCATTTTTAAAGTATTGCTTTTTTTGTTCCAGCTTCCAACTCTTTAAAACGCTGATAGTATAATCGTCAATAGGTATAATACGCTTACTTGCTTTTGTTTTTGGGGTTTGTAAAACTTGTTTTCCGTCAACGTAAGCGGTGGTACGACTTACTGATAAAATCTTTTCTTCGAAATTAATATCAGACCATTTAAGGGCTAGTGCTTCACCACGCCTTAAACCCGTATAAGCTATTGTGTGCAGAAGGGTATAAAATAGCGCACTCTCTTTTTTTGCCAAGTTTAGAAAAGCGTTTAACTCTTCTTTAGTGTAACAGTTGTCTTTCTTTTCTACTTCTTTAGATTTCGGTTTGATTATTTTATCAATCGGGTTACTTTTGATAATATCTAACATTACAGCATACTTTAAAATACGATTGATAATCGAAGCATAATTGGCATACATGGAGTATTTTTGACTTAATTTAATAAACAATGATTGGCAAAATATGACTGTTATTTTGTCTATGTTCATTCCTTCAAAATATTCAGCTATCATATAATCAAGTTTTTGTTTCGTATTGAAAGCAGTAGAAGCCTTGACGGTGGTTTTGTAATTTTCAAACCACAGATCCGCTACTTCTTTAAAGGTCTTTTCAGACTGGCTTGAAGAAAGCCCATTTTCTTCCACATTAAGCAATAAATTTCTTTCCGCTTGTTTGGCTTCCTTGATGGTTTTAAACCCCCGGCGCGTGGTCCTTCTCTCTTTTCCAGTCAAAGGATCTACGCCTAAATAAGTTTGGAATAAGTAACGGGTTTCCCCATTCTTCATAGTGTATTTTTTAATCATGTCTTTCCTTTCTTTTGATAGCTTGCCCGCATAGTTGAGAAAGTGAAAGAAAAATGTTAAAATACAAGTGTAATTTTTTTCATGTCCTTCCTTCCTAGCTTGCCAAAGGCCGGGAAGGTTTTTTTATTTGTACAAAAGTTCAATTAATTCTATTCCTGAATCTGAAAAGATTCCTGAATCAATTAATTTTTGTTTGCTGGTTTCCAAATATTCCGGGTTATCTAACCTTTTAGAAATCTCTAATTGTTCGGAATAATAACGCTTAATGAAATTACTTTCTTCACCTTCTAAGCCTTTATACATTCCCTCAACAGATTCGGCAAGAACCCTAACTTCCTTATTTTCCGGGAAGGCTTCACACAACGGCGCTAGTTTAGAAAGATTATCTAAGGTATTTCTTAAAGAATCTGAATAGATTTCAAGATCTGAAGTAGTCATTAACGGAATAGAAGACTTTTCTATTTGTTTCATGGCTTCACTTGCCCCGGCAAGTTGATCAGTTTTTATTTTTTCTTTATCAATTATCTTTATATTTCCATTTATATCAGCTTTTAGAAACAAAGCTACTAAGGCACAATATAAACCAACAAAGAAAGGTACAGTCGTCCAAAAGAAACAAAGGGACAAAAAGCCTTTTTTCTTTTGACCTGAATAAAAGTATTGCGCCCCAAAAATCCCTAAGAATACAGCTAAAAGAATGTACATTAACTTATTACAAATATATTCTTTGGTTTCAATTTTATAGAAGCTGTACCCTACTAATTCAGATTCTGACGCCGTTCGCTTGGTATTATTACGGCTTCCGTTCTTCAATGGCTTCAAAGGGTCTACTGTTGCTTTATGATAAACCTTGTTATAAATGGCCTTTTCAGGGTTCTTAATATAGCCCATTCCTTTTTTTCCATATAAAGGGTTTACTGATCTCTTTAAGGTTCTGTTTATTTTCCCGGTTGTCCTAGCCTTAAAACTCTTTTTAAGGCTGGGCGTTCTAACTCCAATTTTCATTTTTAACTCCTTATCTAAACCAAAGCCTTGTATTCTTCTTTTACCATGATTTCATCTGTGACCGTGGTCAAGTGGTAATACTCCATAAATTTTATATAGTTAAAATCCGCCTTATTTTCTAGTTGTGAAAGGGCGTCTTTTAATAAATGATGGATCATGTTTCTGTTTGCTTCGTTTTCACAGCGTACCCTAGCATTAGTATATTCCGCCGTGGTATGGTCCAGGTGGCCCAATTCATGAAGCAATACCTTTATTCTTTCCTTTTTATTTAGCTTATCAGAAATAAAGGCTGTTCTAGTGATAGGATCATAAAAACCAACTTCATCCGGTAACAAGTCGCCGTTAAAAGTATGTACAGTTATATCATGATCTTTTAAAATTTCTTTTTCAGTCAAGGTATTATACCCCTAATCATTCGTTTCCTTTAAATAGGCTTCTATTATGGATTGAATGATTTTTTTCTTTTCATCTGTTAGTTCCCGACCACCGAAAAGCATGACATTATTGGCCATATCTTCAATATTGATCTGGGCGGGTTTATCAATATGATCACTAGAAGCATGATTAGGGTTTTCCGAACGCCCTAATAAGTAATCAGTTGAAACACCGAAATAATCGGCTATTTTTGCTATATGTTCCGCCGAAGGGGCTTTTTTATTTTTCAAACTATATAGGTAATTTGTACTAAAACCTAAATCTTCAGCAATTTTTTGCAAGCTAATTCCTTGTTTTTTAGCTAACATTTTTATTTTTTCGAATGTCTCGAACATTGATTTATCAACCTTTCTGAAGGATTGACAAAAAATATTTATATTTTTGTGTAAAAATGCTTGACAAATTTTACACGAAAGTATAAAATAGTTTTTGTAAGTGAGAAACAACTAAAAAAACAACTAAAAAGATAAACAATAAATTAAGTTTTGGCGAACCGGTTTTATTGTTAATATCAATGTTTTTATTATGCCTTCATTTTACACAAACGAATAAAATAAGTCAAGAAATAACACAAAAAAATAGTTGAAATTTTAGTTGTTTTCTTCTTACAAATTAAAAAAGGAGGAAACATATATGCCGGATATTGACGTAGGACGCAAGAAAGTAGTTGCTTTCCTAGAAGCAAACAATATCAAAAAAAGCGATTTGGCTTCTGTATATGGGCGGGACCGCCAGGAAGTAACAAACATTTTGAGCGGTTCAACCCGTGGGCCAAAAGCCAACAAGTTTATTTTGCAAGTCATAGCTGATTACAATATCGACTAACAAAGAAAGCGCCCAATAGAAAATTGGAACGCTTCGGAAATTTTAACTACTTACATTATAACACAACTAAGCTTGCCCGCATAGTTGAGGGGGTGAAGGATGGAAAATATAAATTTACCGCCTTTGTTAAATGACGAAATAGCAAAGATGGCTATTAAAGAACTTCTTCAATTTGCAAAAGAAGAAGTTAGAAAAGAGTTGGAAGCGGAACGGCTACCAATCAACCAGAAAGATCTTTGTAAAAGGTTTGGCTTTGACCACGGTTACATTAAGAGATTAAGACGCCGGGGCTTGAAGTACAGAAAGCAAGGACGGGAAAAGATGTACGACCTGAAGGACGTATATGAGATTTTAGAACAAGAAAAGGAAATTGAAAAATGTTAGAACCAAGTTTGACCAGTCAAGTGGCCGGAGTGCTACTAGTTGCCGGATTTTCTTTCACAGCCGGTTTTATTACCGCTGTAAGAGATTACCGAAAAGCGGAACGCAAAAAGAAACAAGCTGAAAAAGTAGCTGAATTACAAGCCCTTTGGGAAGATGAAATTAAGGCGCACGATCAGAGAGTTATTGAAGAATACAACAGCCAAATGGCCCTATTAAGAAAAGCTTCAATTTCTGATAATGATTGGGGAATGGCTGAAGTTCTTTAAAAGAAAGGAATGAAAAATGGCTACTTTATACGAATTAACAGGCCAATATTTAGACATTTACAATTTAGAAATTGATGATGAAACTAAATTAGACACAATCGAAAGCCTGGGACTTGATGAAGAAATTGAAGCAAAGGCAGAAAATTACGCTAAACTGATCCGCAACCTTGAAGCTGATAAAAAGGTTTATAAGGATGAAGAAGAACGCTTCAAAAAGAAAAAAGAAAGCACTGATAAGAAAATTGAGCGCTTAAAACGTGACCTTCAGGCTTCGATGGAAATCACCGGGAAAACAAAAATCAAAGGTGAACTATTCACCATTTCAATCCAAAACTCAAAAGCTAGTGTCATTGTTGATGAAGCAAACCTACCTAAAAAATATTGGGTTAAAAAGGTAACTGAAAGCCCAAATAAAAAGGCACTTTATGAAGTTTTGAGCGAAGGCAAGAAAGTAAAGGGCGCTACACTTCAAGAAAACCGTAGCTTACGGATCAAGTAAATGAAAATTTTAGCTATTGATCCATCATCAAACAAGGCAGAAGATAGCACTTCTGGGATTGCCTATCTCAATAATGCCCGTTTGATTAATCATTGGGTGGTGCCTAAAGGGCTACCAGCTATTAAACAGTGGTTTGATGAAGTAGGCTATGAACTAGCCCCGGACGTGGTAATTATTGAAAAATTCGAAGCGCGTGACAATGACTTATCAAAGGATAATTCAGTTTTGGAAACTATCGCTTACTTTCAATTATTTTTCCCGGAAGCTATTTTGCAACGTAACGCCGGCTATCAATCAGATATACCAAATGAACTACTAAAGGCCCTGAACCTTTGGAAGTTTGACAAAAGCCATCACCAGGATGTGAGGGCGTCGGTCCGGCTGGGCTTGTTTTGGGCCGTAAGAAATGACATTGAAGAAGTTGTTTCGGATATTGGGAAGGTGGTGATAGAAAATAGCAATACAGCTTAAAAAATGGCAAAAAGAAGCCGTTAAGCGTAGTGATAGACTAACAAACGGGATCTTTTTGGAAGCCCTTGGGGGCCGTGGCAAAACAATTTGCGCCCTTGAAATCTGTAAGCACAAGAAAGCTAAGAAAGTCTTAATCTTAAATAACCGCTTATCCATTCTTGAGGGTTGGAAAGAAACGGTTGAAAAGTTCAACTATTCGGATAATTGCGATTTTGAAATTATCACGGATAAAACTTTACAGAATAGGGTCAAAAAGGGCTTTAAAATCGCTTGTGACGTCTTAATAATAGACGAATGGCAGAATATGTCAAGCGACAAATTGAGCACCTTATATCGCAAAATAAAGCGTAAATACGCTATTGGGTTATCTGCTACCCCAATCCGGAAGAAAGGGCAGAATTTCTACCCTTTGGAAAAAACAATTTTCGGTTATGCTACGCCTAATCAGAATTTTGAGTGGCAGAAAACACATGGCCAAATGGTTTATGATCCGTTTTCTTACTCTAAGGAGAAGTGGAAAGACTTCAAAGATTATGAAAGCTACGTCAACAATCTCCCTAACTTCTTCCGCTGGGAAGAAATCGAAAAGATTGAGCAAGCAACGGAAAACAACGGCTACAAGATCCGCTTTTATAAAAACACTTTGAAAGTCGGAAATCCGGAACTTTTAAAGAAATTCAGGAAGCTGAATTTAGTAACGGTTGATGGAAAGACGGCCATAGCTAAACAATCCTTTGGCCGGGCTACCTTTGAACGCTATTTAAAACAAACCGGGGTGGAAGTTGACTTTCCAAAGTTAAAACCAACAAACAAAGAAACCCCGCTTTTGACCACGCTTGACGGTTTAATAGACCGAACCCCTGAAGATATGCTGATAGTAAGTAAGTCTAAACAGGTTGTGAACGTGATCCACGAAAGACACCCGGAAATAGGAATATGGACCGGGGACCGACAGGAAGGCCTAGAAAAAAAAGTAGTGGTTGCTACTAGTCAAGTTTTAGGTGTCGGAGTGGACGGCTTACAGCATAAGTATAAGACTATCGTAGTGCTGGACCCGGTAAGTGAAGAATCCGGGGAATATGACGATTATAGGCAACTACTTTGGCGGGTTACTGGGAGCCGGCAACAAAATGATGTGAACGTTATTGAATTTTATTTTAAGGAAGGATAACAGATGAATATTGAAGCTATCGTATTCGGTACACTAATTTTTATGGTAGGTTTCCTTTTAGGGGAACGCGCAACAAAAGACGAAAAGAAAGAAAAAGAGGAACAAAACAATGACTAAAGTAACAGCTAAATACTATGTATTCCGTGACAAAAAAGAAGGCGAATTTTTGGAAAGCTACGAAGACCGCGGACGCCTAGCTTTTCAAAATGACTACACTGACGAAATTCAAAACGCCTTAACTATGAGCGAAGAAGGTTATGAAAAACAAAAGAAAGAACTCAAAAACCTTGCGAAAGCCTTTGGTGCTGAAATTATTGAAGTCAATGCAACTTACGAACTCACTTATCCTAACGGTGATGAAGTCCGCGAAATTGAAAAAGATGATTCAGATGAGCTTAAACAAATTTTGGCAAAAACATTAGTAGATGGACTTGTTGGACGAAAACCATTCTGGAGAGGTGAATAAAATGGCCTTTAAACTACCTGAAAATAAACCACAGATACCAAAGGACACCCCGCGAAATTTCTTCCTCTACGGTGAAACCATGTCAGGTAAAAGCTACCTTGCAAATGAGTTCCCGGCGCCTATCGTCTTAAATACAGATGGTAACGCTGAAGCGAATACCGTACCTTCAATCCAGCTTGTGAATGAAAAGGACGAACAAGGGCGAATTACTAAAAGCGTCATTTCTCAAATTGGTGAAATTCTTTTGGCCTTACAAACTCAAAAGCACACATACCAAACCGTGGTAGTGGATGTTATTGATGATGTGATTGAAATGATCAAAATTGCCGTTTGTGATGAATTGACACCGCCCGGAAAGCCCCGCTTGAAATCCTTGTCAGAAATTCCTTACGGGAAAGGGTATGACTTCTTCAATCAGGCGATCACTGAAATGGTAATTGACTTAAAGGCCCTTCCTATGAATGTCATTTATATCAGCCGGCAAGTTTCCGAATATGATGATAACGGCAACGCTACCAAGGATAAACCAAGCCTTAAGGATAAGTATGTAAACCTAATCAATGGTAATTCTGACTTGATGATCCACACCGAAAAAGTAGGCAATAACTACAATAGGGAAGTAGAACGCAAACGCAAGAAATACTACATGGATCAGGTTGATGATAAAGAAATTTTGAAAATCTTATCAACAATCCGCGGGGCATTGGAACCAGCAAAAGCACCAAGCAAGCCGGCACCAGCCAAAAAAGAAGAAGTCAAAAAAGAAGCACCGAAACCACAGAAACAGGAAAATGTTTCTGAAGATGATCTTTTCTAATACAACAATTTTAAATAAATAATTTAAACACAAAAGGAGAATTAAACAATGAGTTTATTGGATATTGCACAATCAATCAAAAAAGAAGGGTTTGACCCTCGTAAGGACAGCGCAAACGGCCCGGCACCGATTCCAGCCGGTGAGTACCAAGCTATTCTAAAATCTGTACAGTTTAATGTAGCAGAAAGCGGATGGGAAAGCCTACAATACCGTTTTGAGATCCGTGGTGGTGATTATGATGGCCGGACTGAATACGTTTCATTTGGAACGCTTGACACCTGGAACGGAAAAGACATTGGTTGGTCAGTACAGCGTACTATCAAATTCTTCCAAAAAGCTTTGGCCTTTGCGGATGACGCACCTTTAAAATCTGACTTTGAAGATGGTAAGGCCCTTGAAGACGCCCTTAACCGGAAAGCGGTAGGAACCTACTATACCTTGGTAATCATTGAAACAGAAAGCAAGGGTAAAACATACCGCAATTATGACCTTAATGAAGCTGAAGGCCTACCAAATACCGACGCTATTGAAATCAATGATGATGATCTACCATTCTAACATTTAGGAGTAAATAGGAATGGCTAGCATGAAGGACTACGCTTTACAGTATCAAAAGTTAGGCTTTGCCGTCATTCCTATCAACCCTAAAAATAAAAGGCCTATGATAGAGTTTGCGGACAAGCCAAAAATGACAGCGGAAGAAATAGCGAATTTTTGGGACCAGCACCCAAACGCTAACATAGCCTTGAAGACTACTAATTTCTTTGTGATCGATATTGACAAGCACGGCAAAGAAAACGGGTTTGAATCACTCAAACGCTGGAAATATTTAAACCTGATTGAACCGACCTTACAAGCCAAAACCGCAAGCGGTGGGAAGCATTTATTCTACTTCAAAAGGGAAGATATACCAATCTCTCAAATGATTGGCTTTCTTCCGGGTGTGGATATAAAAGCACATGAAAATAATTATGTTTTGGTTGCACCTTCCGCGACGGATAAGGGAATGTATGAATGGGACTTGGAGAAATCAAGTGAAGGCGGAACAATGGTAACTCCTTCAAAAGAATTGATCCAGGCCATCAAGAAAACCTACCAGGAGAATCACGGGTATAGTTCGGAAGGGCTTAAAAACCTAAAAGAAAGAAGTTTGACCCGTGACCGCAACCAAACAACGGAATTATTTGAAACTATCGCGGTAGGTTTTGGTGATGAAGGCGGACGCAATGACAAACTAACGAAGTTTGTAGGCGGTTTGTTATTCCGGGCCGTGGATGATGAATATATTCTAAGGCTTGCAGAAATCGCAAACAGAAACAGCGTCAACCCTTTACCTGAAAGTGAGGTAAGGCGGACGGTGGAAAGTATGATCAAGAAAGATAGAAGGGGGTGAGAAAGATTGGTAATGTAATAAGCATAGACAAAAACCCTAAATTAGTTTTAACGGCTAGCGGGGATATTAAAAGCACCAGCCCGGCGAATGTGGTGATGTCTTTAAAGGCGGATGAACAACTAGGGCAATATCTAAGGCGCAATGACTTTTCACAAGAATATGAACTTACGCAAGAAATCCGGCTAGGAAATACCACGTTTCCAGCCGGGGAATTGCCCGCTAGTTTTGTAAGTGTGCTTACAGTGTACTTTGAAAATAATTTAGGGGTTGTTTATTCGCCCAACGCCATGAAAGCCGGCCTTGAAACTTTCTTTTCTGAAAGATCCCATAACCCGGTAATGGAATACACGGAGCGCGTGGCCAAAGAGTGGGACGGCCGGGAACGAATCGGGAAAATGTTTCAGCACTACCTAGGTGCTGAAGATACCCCCTTAATTTCCAAGATTGCGAAAATGTGGCTAGTCGGAGCCGTGGCCAAAGTCTATGAACCCTATACCAAGTTTGACTACGTTTTGGACTTGGTAGGTGGTCAGGGCGTGGGGAAAACGTCCCTACTTCAGAAAATCGGTGGCCCTTGGTACACCGACGCGGTAACAGATTTTAACAATAAGGATAACTTTGACATTATGTTAAAGAGCCTAATCGTTAATGATGATGAAATGGTGGCAAGTAACCGAATGTCATTCGCTGAAACCAAAGCTTTTATTTCAAAAACTAGCTTACGTTACCGCCGGCCTTATATGTCCAAGACGGAAGAATTTGCCAAAAACTTCATTTTGGCCCGGACCACTAACCAGGTGGAATATCTAAAAGATAAAACCGGAGAACGGCGCTTCCTTTCCGTGATGGTGGATGGTGCTAGACAGAAAAAACACCCTATGGAAATCGAACAAGCTACAATAGATCAAATTTGGGGTGAAGCTGTTTCGATCTATAAAGAAGGTTTTGAACTAAAATTTGACTCTGAAACGGAAGCTGAACTTGAAACATACCGGGAAAAATTCATGTACCGGGATGAAGTTGAAATACAGGTAATGGACTATCTTGAAATGCCTATTCCTTCACATTGGGAAAAAATGACGGTACAAAAACAGCACCAATATACCGCTTCATGGTTTGATAATTCTTCAGAAGTCGAATTTGGGACGGAAGAACTCAAAAGAGTTTCAACCCGTGAAATCATGTACAACTTATTTATGAAAGGTTCGAATGATCGGAAGCTTTCCGCGAAAATCAATCTGATTATAGGACACCTCCCGAATTGGGAGAAAAAAGCTTATAAAGCAAACGGAAAAACTATAAAAGGTTTTGTTAAAATTAACTAAAATATTATAACTTTGTGAAAAAAATTTACGGTAACTGATCGGTAACCTACGGTAACTTTCGGTAACTTTTGGGGTGGAGATCGGTAACTTTTCGGGAGAACGGTAACCTTACGGTAACCGTGAAAACCCTTGGTATTACTGACTTTATTAATACTATTTATATAAAAGTTACCGAGTTACCGTATTTTATAAAAAAAGTATAAAAATATTTATAAATAATAAGAAAGCCTATTATATCAACGTTTGTTAAAAATAAAATTAAAAAAGTTTTAAAAATACGGTAACTCGGTAACCCGGAAAATTTCACAAACTTTTTGAAAGGATAAATATGGAAAAAGAAAAGAGTTTTGAACAAGTAATTTCTGAAATGATGGAAGAAGATTTGATCCATCAACCGAATCATTACAAAGGTAAAAATGGAATGGAAGTCATTGACGTGATCAAAAATTTTGCGCCATGTCCAGAATATGCGGAAGGTTTCTTTTTCGGAAATGTCGTTAAGTACGTCTTGCGACATTCGCAGAAAAACGGCCTGGAAGATTTAAAAAAAGCCCAAGTATATTTAGGCTGGTTAATTGAAGCCTTGGAGGGTGGACATGGACAGGGAACAAATTGAGAAGGCTATATCTCACTATGAAGATTTACTAGCTGACAAAGAGCATTTTGAACGGTTACGGCCCCAATTTACAAAAGGGGCGGTAGCTAACCGTAAGAGGTAGCTAAGATTAAGAATCAAAGAATTAAAGGAGTTACTGGAAAATGGAACTGAATAAAAAAGTAAGTGATTTACTTTTTAACACTAAGAACTGGTTTTTGGCGCGTGGCATTGATCAAGGCGATATTGACAAGCAAGGTTTGAAATTGATTGAAGAAACCGGCGAACTAGTTTCAGGCTATCTAAAAGGAAAGCATGAAATTATAATGGATTCAATCGGGGATGTCGCCGTGGTTGTTGTGGGTTATGCTATGATGGCCGGCGTCAATCCGGAACAAGTGTTTTTCACAGAAAAAGACGATTATATCCCTGATTTTGGCGGGGTGACAGCTTGGATTTGGATGATCACAGATAGCGCCTTTCAGGCTAAAGTTGCGCAAGATTTAGGGATTGAAAATTCTCTTTTGGCTAACCTTCAAAATATTATTTGTTACCTTGATCTTATTTGTCGGGAATTGGGCTATAACTTTGTGAGTTGCTTTGAACAAGCCTATAACGAAATTAAAGACCGAAAAGGGATTGTAGTTAATGGATCTTTTGTAAAAGAAGAAGATTTATAAAAAGAGTAAATGCGGATGAAATACAGGGAACAGCTTTTAAAAGAAATTGAACAAACAGAATCACAGTTAAAGAAGCTGGAGAAGTCGGAACGGTCCAAAATGAAGGAACGGAACAACTTGAACAAGGAAATTCTGAAAATCCTATTGAAGAAACAGGAAGCGGAAAAAATACTGAAGGAGAAAAAGGAACTTCTACGGGAGTTGTCAAGAATGGGAGTGATATTCAAGTAACCAACCCGGAAACTCGCCTTTGATCGCGTTTGGTGTTTCAATCGCTACGCTAGCTTTTACTATTAAGAAAAAAAGGTAAAAAAGATGAATAGACAAGAGTTGATAAAAAAGTATGAAGAAATTCTGATCAATGGGAAGTCGGATTTTAAAAGCGCCCATATCTATCAAACGTTTTTGAGAGAGTTGCGACAGCTCAACGAACCGCAGAAAGTCACAATCCCGCAGTTTGTGGCTGATTATATAAAAGACGCAAAATACTATGAATGGGATTTAGATGATGCCTTCGATCATATTGTTGAAGAATCGGAAGGTTCAGAAATTTCCGAATGGTTCTACACACTTGGAAATGTTGATGTTTTCGCCCGTGCTTGGCTTGACGGCTACACGGTCGAGAAAGAGAAGCGGTATCGGGTGAAGGCGAAGGGTGTATATCATCATTCTTCAGTGCTAAAACTTGATAGCATTACAGGAAAATGGTTCTTTCTGTTTGAAGTTGAGGAGGTGGAGGAATGATTCCAAAGTATAGAATGTGGAATAGAATTACATCAGCACTGCATCATGTTGAAGGATTGTATTTTGATAATAAAGAGGTCCAATATATAGATGAGGTTGGTATATTGAGATTCATTAAGTTTGAAAATACTATCCTCATGCAATCCACGGGATTAAAAGATAAAAACGGCAAGGAAATTTTTGAAGGGGATGTAGTCAAAATGGCTAAGGATGTCTATTCTGATCCCACTTATTACGAGGTTATAAGACATCGTGGTGGAGCATATCGTCTTGAATCTAATCAACACGGATGTGAATTGTGGTTACGACATACTAATTGTGAGGTTATCGGCAACATTTACGAAAATCCAGAATTGTTGGAGGAAGAAGCGTGAAGTTTTTAGATTTATTTGCAGGGATCGGCGGTTTTCGTCTTGGGATGGAATCCGTTGGCCATGAATGTATAGGTTTTTGTGAGATTGATAAATTCGCAAGAGCCAGTTACAAAGCTATACATAATACAGAAGGGGAAATTGAATTACATGACATTACAGCAGTTACAGATGAAGAAGTCCGAGCAATCGGACACGTTGATATTATCTGCGGGGGATTTCCGTGCCAGGCTTTCTCTATTGCTGGAGCAAGAAGAGGATTCGAAGATACTAGAGGAACTCTCTTCTTTGAAATTGCACGGTTTGCAAGTATTCTCAAACCCAAGTATCTTTTTCTTGAAAACGTCAAAGGACTCCTTAACCATGACCGAGGAAACACCTTTAAAACAATCCTCGGAGCGCTTGATGAACTGGGGTATGATGTCGAATGGCAAGTGCTTAACAGCAAAAATTTTGGAGTCCCTCAAAATCGGGAGCGAGTGTTCATTATCGGACATCTTAGAGGAGAACGTACCAGAAACGTTTTTCCTATCGTCAAAGAAAATGCGAAATCTGATAATCAACAGCCTAAAATCGAAATAGTAGGGAATACAAAAAATCCGAACGGGACAAGAAAAGGAACTGGAAGTGTGGTTTATAATTCGACCGGTTTAGTCGGTACACTTTTAGCTCGAGATTACAAAGAACCGAAGCAAGTTGCTGTTCAAGACGGAAGCATTGAACCTAAAATCCGAGTGAAGGAAGCAACCAAGCAAGGATATGCTGAAGCTACAATCGGTGATAGTGTGAACCTATCGCACCCGAATTCTAAAACTCGCAGAGGGCGAGTAGGTAAGCAGATTGCGAATACTCTTTTGACTGGAGAAAGTCAAGGAGTGGTTGAACCAGATTTCAGAATTAGAAAACTGACACCTCGTGAGTGCTGGAGATTGCAAGGTTTCCCAGACTGGGCTTTTGATAAGGCACAAGAGGTCAATTCTAACAGTCAATTATACAAGCAAGCAGGAAATAGCGTGACTGTAAATGTGATTGAAGCGATAGCAAAAAGGTTAAAAATTATTGAAGGAGAAGGTTAATGGAGTTACTAGATATTATCTTGTTCATCTTTTGCGTCGTTTGGTCAGTAGGATTCATTCTAGCTTGCCTTGTGGCTTTTAGTTCGCGGGGGAATAAATGAGTAAAAAAGAAAGTTTTGCTTTTTCCTTTGTTGTTTTTCTTGTAATTGTGTTTGGTGCCAAAATTATAAGCCAAAGTCAGAAAATCGAAAGGCTTGAAAGCCAGCCTAAAATAGTTGTATATGAGGTTAAAGGTGCCGGGGATGTAATTGACCTTACCGGCACAATAACCGCTAAAAACGTCCTAGAAGGGCGTTATACGGTGACTATAAACGGGTACGGTAACTTCCTAGTTAGTAAGGAACAATATGACAACTTGAAGATTGGGGATCCAATGCCTGAATATTTGAAAGGGTTGGGAAGTTAGATTTTTACACTTGCAAGCCGTGAAAAGCTTGTAGGTGATAAGTGTATCAAAAATAAAAAATTAGAATGGAGGAACTCCTTTACACTGAATAAATCTAAAAAGGGGCGTTTGATACACGCGCCCCAAAATTAAAAAAAAGCCGGCCTACTGCAAACCGACTTTCTGGAGTTATGAAAAAATGAAATAGGAGATAACTATATTATAACATATTTTCTAATAAAAAAGGAGTTTTTGGTTTGGTTAGTAAGGCACAGGAATTACTTGATGAATTGCAGAAATTAGACATTGACATAAAAAGCCGGATGGATGAAATCAATGAGTTGGAAGCTGGGCTACTATCAAGCCCTAAATTTCAAGTTGATAAAATATCCGGTGGGAAAGGCCGTAAAATTGACGACGTGTACACACAATTGGTAGTTATGAAAGAAGCTATTGAACAAGATACCACTGAAATTATTAACAGAAAATTAGAATTAAGTAGGGTTATCAATAAGCTGAAAGATCCTAAACAAAGAACCGTATTAAGGCTTACTTACATTGTAAAAAAACACGTCCTAGATATTTGCAACGATTTGGATGGTATTTCAATACCGACCTATTACCGCTTAAAACGGTCCGCGATTGATGAACTAGACACAATTATTAATAGTGATAATGTTTGATAATCGCTTGTATAGTCGGTACTTTACCAATCTATCTTGTTAAGGCATGACCGCGTTAATGTGCTAAAATGTTAGTATCAAGTTTTAAGGATAAATCATTCTGATTTATCCTTTTTTTGTATCTTACCAGAAAGGAGCCAAAAGATTTGGGAATGACGGAAAGGCAAAAGATTTTTGCAGATCATTATATCATTTCATTGAACGCTACGGAAGCTTATTTGAAAGCTTATCCAAAAGTTAAGAATGGAACCGCTGAAGTAAATGGTAGTAAATTACTAAGAAATACTAAGGTAAAAGCCTATATAGATGAACAGCTTGAAAAACTTAAATCTGAACGTGTCGCAGATCAACAAGAAGTGTTAGAGTTTCTAACCGCTGTTATGCGTGGTGAAGTCACTGAACCGCTTTTGGTCCTAGATGGTGAAGGTACACAAAAAGTAGTACAAGCAAAACCATCAGTAGCAACTAGACGGGCTTCCGCTGTTGACCTTGGTAAACGGTACGGCTTATTTGTGGATAGGCAAGAAATCACTCAACGGGTGGTAGAAATTGAACTGGGAAACTGGGATGATGAAGAAACCACAGATTAAAATAAATATTAAAAATCCAAGCCGGGTTTTTAATAAGCACATTTACGATAAATTAACCGACTATAGCACCTTTACAGAGATCCATTACGGCGGGGCTTCATCCGGTAAAAGTCATGGAGTAATTCAAAAAGTAGTTTTTAAGAGCCTTCAGGCTTGGAAATATCCAAGGAAGGTTCTTTTTTTGCGGAAAGTTGGATCCAGCGTTTATGATTCTATCTTTGAAGATGTTAAACAATGCTTGGAAGCCTGGGGCCTACTTGGTGCTTGTAAGGTTAATAATTCTGCTTATCGGATTGAGCTACCAAACGGCGCCCAATTCATTTTCAAGGGGTTGGATAACCCGGAAAAAATAAAGTCTATTAAAGGTATTTCAGATGTGGTCATGGAAGAAGCTTCAGAGTTCACCCTAGACGATTATACACAGTTGACCTTGCGTTTACGGGATAAGAAACACCCTAACAAGCAGATCTATTTAATGTTTAACCCGGTGTCTAAGGTTAATTGGGTTTATAATGCCTTTTTTGTGAAGAAGCCCAAAAACACGGTTATCTATCAAACGACATATAAAGATAATAGATTTTTGGATGAAGTCACAAAGGAAAATATAGAAGAACTTGCTGACCGGAACGAGGCTTATTATAAAATTTATGCCTTGGGTGAGTTTGCGACCTTGGACAAGCTTGTATTTCCTAAGTACAAAAAACAGTTACTAAACAAGGATGAACTAAGTCACATTCCATCAGATTTTGGTCTTGACTATGGTTTCATAAACGACCCGTCAGCCTTTATGCACATTAAAATTGATGATGAAAATAGACGCTTGTATATCTTGGAAGAATATGTAAGGAAGGGCCTGACTAATGACAAGATAGCGGAAGCAATTAAAGCCCTTGGATATGCTAAAGAGATTATTAGGGCCGATAGTGCTGAAAAGAAATCTAATCAGGAATTAAGGAACCTAGACATTCCACGGGTGATTGATGTTATAAAAGGCCCTGGGTCAGTCATGCAAGGGATCCAGTATATTTTACAATATGAAATCATAGTTGATGAAAGATGTGTAAAAACCATTGAGGAATTAGAGAATTACACTTGGAAGAAAGACAAGACTACTAATGAATATATAAATGAGCCGGTGGATAGCTATAACCACTGTTTAGACGCTGTACGCTATGCGGTTCAAGATCGAATTTTCCAAAAGAAAAAGGAATTGGATGTTAATAAGACGATTTCCAAAGTAAATCGCTTGTTTAGAAGGTAGGTAAAAGATGGATCATGTGAATGAATTTGAACACGGTTTGGATATTGAGGTTTCAAGCCGTAACGATAGTTTGCAATTTAGTAGGCTAGCTAATGAACAATTTAGATATTCTTCTGCTGAAGAATTGCTAAACACAACAGAAGGAAAAAAAGCCTTCCGGGAAATGCTGACAGCGTTTTTTGAATATCAAAAGCAACGCTTACGGGTGCTAGATTCTTACGCTAAAGGTAACAATTACAGCATTTTAACCGGTAAACGCCGGATGGATAAAGAGAAAGCAGATTACCGAGTAAGACACCGCTGGGGTGGTTATATTTCCGGCTTTGCTACGTCTTATGTAATCGGGAACCCCGTAACAGTTGGAATCATGGAAGGCGGAAACAAAGACCAGTTACAATCAATCAAAGAAATTGAATGGAACAACGACGTAAACGCCTTAAATAGTGATTTAGCCTTTGACGCTTCCGTTTTTGGCCGTGCTTATGAGTATCATTTCCGGGATCGTGATAATATGGACCGGGTTGTTTTGATTAGTCCGCTTGAAATGTTTGTGGTCCGAGATTTGACCGTGGAACAGAATATTATATGCGCGGTCCATCTTCCAATTTATAATGACCGGGTTAATATGACGGTTTATACTAAAGATCAAGTGATTAAGTACAAGCCTTTTACTTATTATAGCCCGCGCCTTGTTTTGGATGAAGCAACCAAGCACAATTATAACGATATTCCAGTTGTTGAATGGTGGAACAATCGTTATAGAATGGGCGATTATGAAAGTGAAATCTCTCTAATTGACGCTTACGACGCTAGCGAATCAGACACCGCTAACTATATGAGTGATCTCAATGATGCTATGTTGTTAATTAAGGGTGATCTGGAAGCTATCGGGGCAACGGCTGACAACGTGGCCAAAATGAAGGACGCGAACACGCTATTACTTCAAACGGGAATCAGTGCAACAGGTCAACAAACGACAGCGGACACCGGATATATTTATAAGCAATACGACGTACAAGGTACGGAAGCTTATAAGAACCGTTTGGCGAATGATATTCACCGCTTCAGTCGTATTCCTAACCTTGATGATGATCGCTTTAATTCTACACAGTCAGGAATTGCCTTACTTTATAAGATGATTGGACTGGAACAAGTCCGAAAAGACAAGGAAACATACTTTACTAAGGCTTTGCGTCGTCGGTATGAGTTGATCAGTAACATTCACAAGGCCGTAAATGGTCCTAAAATCGAAGCTGACAAGCTGACCTTCACTTTCCACCCGAACTTACCACAAGATGTTTGGACGGAAATAAAAGCTTACATTGAAGCGGGCGGGGAAGTATCACAAGAAACCCTACTTAATAACGCAAGCTTTACCGACTATGAAACGGAAATAGACCGTATCAAGAAAGAGGAAGGCGCTAGCGATTTTGAAAGAGCGAAAAGCGTAGGTATCACGGATGAACTTGAAAATAGCGGACAACCGGAAGTATAACGCGGAACGTAAGGCCCAAAGCGCCCTAATGAAGCGAGATTTAGACCGTGAAAGGGCCTTAATTGAAATTTACCAGGAATCTTATGACCGTTTACAAGGGAAGATAGACCGGTTTTATATCAATTATGCGGGCCGTGAGGGCTTGACCAAACAGGAAGCCATGAAACGAGCTGACCAAATGGACGTTACCAAGTTCAATCGTAAGGCTTATAAAGCAGTCAAAGAAAAAGACTTTTCACCGGCTACTAATGAATGGCTAAGAACTTACAATTTGAAGATGAAAGTAAGCCGGCTGGAACTCTTAAAGGCTGAATTGGATCTGGAAATTCAAAACCTGACAGCGGAAACCTATGAAATGTTTGATAATGCCCGTAGAAGCGAAATAATACGCGAATTTGAGCGACAAGCGGGGATTTTGGGTAATTCATCCAAAGGGGTCAAAAAGCGTTTAGAGGCGATTTTAGACGCTGATTTCTACGGTGAATCTTTTTCAAGCCGTGTCTGGGGTAAGACAGGCTTACAGCAAGCCCTACAAAAAGATGTGTTTGCTTCCCTTAATCGTATTTACACGGATATGATGGGTTACAAGGAAGAACGGAAAAGACTTGCTAAGAAATATGGTACTAGTCAGGCAAATGCTGAAAGGTTGATTAAAACAGAAATAGCCCGGATCAATGCGGACACTCAAAAAGAAATGTTAGTGGCTAATGAGTTCACACATTTTATTTTTGTAGCAGAACCAGGAGCGTGCGAGATATGCGCGCCTTTGGACGGCAAGGCCTTTCCGGTTGATGAATTGGAAAAAGGCGTGAATATGTACCCTATGCACCCAAATTGCAGGTGTTCGGGTTATGGACACATTGAACTGAAATATAAAAAGGGTGGTAGCACCTTAAACGATTTTAAACTAAATGATGAGGACGAAAGATGAAATACAGAAAGAAGCCCGTAGTGATTGAGGCTGTTCAGTTTGTAGACACTGAAGAATCAATTTTAAAATTGTCAGAATTAGGATTAGATCCAGTCCGAATTGATTATGCTGATTTAGATAATCCAATTTTAAAAATAGAAACACTTGAAGGGGTGATAATTGCGACTGAAGGTGATTACATTATCAAGGGTGTACAAGGCGAATTTTATCCATGTAAGCCTGATATTTTTGCAGAAACTTACGAAAAAGTTGAATAAATCACTATAAACCGTACGGGATTCCATACGGTTTTTTGCTTGTCCAAACCGTGCTGAAGACGTTAAAAGTTGCATGAGTTCGGGGAGGTTGCCCGTCAAGCGTAGAAAGGAGCCTACTAATGGCAGAAGAACAAACACCACAGGCGATTGAACCACAATCACCGGAAACAGTTGAGGAACAAGCTAGCAATCCGACGCAAGAACCGGAAAAGATGGTATCAGTGGCCGAAATGCAACGCCGTTTGAAATCCTTGGAAGAAAAACATTCCAAAGATACAGCGGACGCAATTTCTAAAGCCTTGGAAAAATACAAGGCAGAAAGCGAACTTACTGGGAAAGAATTAGAAGAGTACCGACGTAAGGAAGCTGAAGCAGAAAAACAAGCTTTACTAGATAAGATCGCTGGGCTTGAAAAAGAACAAACCAAGCGAGAATTGACAGATGAAGCCATTAAAACACTTTCTAGCCGGAAACTTCCGGTCAATGATAAAGTAATTTCTTTTGTTGTTAAAGATACCGCTGAAGGTACTTTGCAAGCTATTTCAGACCTTGAAAGTATTATTAGTGAAATCAAGGCTGAATACTCACAATCGGAACCCCCAAAAGTCTCATCAGATTTTAGCGGGTCCGAAAAATCAAATAAAGGGGATATCTTCCGAAATTCCCGGATCATTAAATAATTACCTTAAAGGAGAAATTTAAAATATGACAGTACAAACTTTTAACCCTGAAAAAGTATTGGTTTCAGAAAAGAAAGACGGAACTTTTACTAAAAAAATGACAGATATCATTATGAAAGATGTCGCTGAAAATTCGGTAGTAATGCAACTTGGACAGTACCATGAAATGGACGGCTTGCAAGAAAAAACTGTTTACGTCCAAACAGATGGCGTATCTGCTTACTGGGTGAATGAAACAGAAAAAATCAAGACCGACAAACCTGAAGTGGTTCCAGTTTCTCTTAAAGCTCACAAATTGGGTATTATCCTAGTTGCTTCCCGTGAGGCATTGAACTATACATGGGAAAAATTCTTTGAAGATATGAAACCGCAGATCGTGGAAGCCTTCTATACTAAGATTGATGAAGCTGGACTTTTAGGACATGAAACACCATTCGCTAATTCAGTAGCTAAGTCTGCTAAAGATTCTAGTCAGGTTGTTGTTGGTCCTATCAACTATGAAAACCTTCTTAAATTGGAAGATAAGCTTTATGAAGCGGACATTAACCCTAACGCCTTTGTTTCTAAAATTCAAAACCGTTCTGCATTGCGTGAATCACGCGACGGCGACAAGAAAACAATTTACGACAAGGCGAACAATACCATTGACGGTATCACTACCGTGGATCTTAAATCTAAACAATTCAAGAAAGGCGACCTTTTGGCCGGTGACTTTAACAGCTTGATCTATGGCGTGCCTTACAATATCAATTTCAAGATTTCCGAAGAAGGCCAAATTTCAACCATGAAGAACCAAGACGGAACACCTATCAACTTGTTTGAACAAGAAATGGTAGCGGTCCGCGTTACTATGGATATCGCTGTAATGGTTACTAAGGCAAACGCGTTTGCTAAGTTGACCGCTTCTGCTGAAAACGTCTAAACAGATTAGAAAGGGGTAGTCAATGGCTTATATTGTAACTAAGAATATTATTGACACCAAAGATAACAATCGCTTTTACGAAACAGGGGACACTTTCCCCCGTGAAGGTTTTGAAGTTTCCAAGGATCGAATTGCTGAATTAATCGGTAAGGGTGTATTGAGTGTTAAAGGTGAAGAAACACCAGAAACACCATCACAAACACCAAATGAGGAAGCTGGGGAAACAGAAAAACCAGTTGAAAAATTGAAAGTGGCAGAATTGAAGGAGTTACTTGATGGCGCTGGCGTAGAGTATGAAGCAGACGCCAAAAAAGCGGATCTAGTAGCTTTGGCCCAAACTATCGAAGGGGAATAAACAGATGGAAGAAACCCAACTATCGAAAATTAAACGTCGGTTGGGTATTGACCCTTCCGACAATTACGAAAATGATCTATTGAGTGATTTAGTGGAAGACGCTGAAAGCTATTTTAAGGGCCTAACAGGCACGGCAGAAATCGCTAGTAAGTATAATTTCATGATTGAAAATGTGGTGTATAAGCTATACGGCCGGAAAGGTTCGGAAGGCGTAACGTCTGAAACGGTTGACGGTTATTCTGTTACTTATCAGGAGTGGGATAACCTATTTAAACCGTATATGGCTATTCTTAATAAAGATTTTGGCCTAGACGGATCACAGCGGGAACGCGGAAAGGTGTTTTTCCTATGAAGACACCGCACCGAATTACCTTAATTTGTGGGGGGCGCAAGAAATACGATCCGGAAACAGATAGTTATGAAATGGAAGCAAGAAAGACTATAACAGTCCCTTGCTTGGTGAATAAAGTCAGCCAATCAAAGGTGTTTGAACTGTACGGGAACCGGACAGATGTAATTATTTCTTGCCGATTCCAGCAGGAACAAGCACCATTCACACAGGCCGTTTATAAACGTGACACCTATGAGCCTATCGAAGCAATCGACGCGCCAATTAAAGGGGCTGTACGATTGAAGAAAGTAGGACCTTTTGGGCGTTAAAGTTAAATGGCACGGGATCGAAAAGCTGACAATGACAATTTCAAACGCACACCCGAACGCTGTTAAACAATCTTTGGAAGTCTTAAAAAACAATGGCGAACGTGGCAAAGCAGTAGCAAAGAGAAGAGCGCCGGTAGATACAAGCTTTCTAAAGAATCACATAACAACGAAATATCCAGGAATGGAAGCACATATACACGCTGAAGCCGGTTATGCCGGTTACCAGGAATACGGTACCCGTTTTCAACCAGGGACGCCGTTCATGCGTCCAATGATCCAGGAAGTTCAACCACAATTTCAGGAAGATATGACAAACGTAATGAAGGGGGTTTTTAAATGACGCCAAACCATGAATTATTCAGATTGATTTATCAGATGGCGGAATCAAGGGAAAAAACCTTTGACTTTTTGCCCGAAGCCGGGACACAATACCCCTTTATCTATATAGGCGAAAACAACGCCCTAGAAAGCCCAAATAACGACCTTTGGGGTGAGGTAGGCCAAACGGTCCACATTTACGCTGAAAGGACACAGCGGGCTATTTTGGACGATATAACAGCCTATTTAGAAACGAATATCAAAAAGATTTCTGGAAAGTGGGAATATCACTTACAGTACACTAGCACGAATAAACAGATCATACCAGATAATACAGATGTCCAGCCATTGCTTCATGTGGTCCTGGATGTCAAGTTCACTTACACTAAGAAGGAGAAAAAATAACAAATGGCAGAATTGATCCAAGGAAAAGACTTTATCGCGTTTTTCCGACGTGTTAAAGATCAAAAGAAACAAGACGCCGGAAAAGTAAGATTCCAAACGGAACTCACTTTGAACGCTGAAAAAGAAGTTGAAACCACGAAAACAAAAGATGGAGTTGTGAACTCTGTTTCAGATGGTGAAACTTCAGGAGAATTTACCTCCCTAGCTTACCGTGAAGATAAAGATACGGTGAATATGTGGAAAGAAATGCGCAAATGGTTCCGCAACACTGACAAGATTGAAGTTTGGATTGTGGACCTAGCTAGCAAATTTGAAGAAGGCGGAAAAGAAAAGTATGACGTGGAATACTACCAAGGATTCTTCAAGAACTTTGAAATTTCCGCGCCGGCTGATGATAAGGTTGAATTGACCTATGAAGTAGCGATTGATGGAAACGGTGTAATTAGTACGGATGTACTAACAGAAAGCCAAAAATCCGCTATTAATAAGGCACAGTACGACTACCACACTTTGGCCAAAGAGGGTGAAGGTACCGGGTTACCAGCTTAATTTTTAGGGGCTTATTAAAGCCCCTTATTTTTTTAATTTTTTTAAAGGAGAAAAACACACATGATTTTAAATATTGGTGGAAAAGACTATACTTTACGCTTTGGAATTGGTTTCTTGCGTGAAATGAACAAGCTTCATTCGGTTGAAATGGAAGGAATGAAAACAGGCTATGGCGCTATGACTATGTTTAATGCCGGGCGCGCAATGAATGACCCTTTGGCCTTGATTGACTTGATTAAGTCCGCGACTGTTACGGAAGCACAAAAACCATCAAATGACGCTATTGAAGAATTTCTTGAGGATCTAATTGTTAATGAAAAGTATGATCAGACCATTGAAGAAATCATGCAAGAGTTAAAAGCGTCACCCCTACTCAAAAAGGCCATGAACCTAGCGGAGTAGGGCAAGCGCAAGAATCAAGTTCTAATTTTGGTTATGATGAAGCCCTGGCGCTTTTAATTGCCCGGCACGGTATGACTTTCAAGGAAGCTATGCGGACCACACTAGAAGAGTTTGAAATCTATAATATGGCTTACGCGATCCAGCAAGAGGACAAGCGGTTAAACTCTGCTATCCAGGCATGGTTTAACCAGTCGGTTAAAGCACAAAAAGGACGCGGTAAGTCCGCCCGTCCGGCATTTAAAAACTTTAATGATTTTTATGACCATCAAAAAGAATTTGACAAGATTTTCAATAGAAATCAACCTAACCAGTCCGGACCAAACAGAAAAAAGGATATGGCTGAAAGAAATAGGTTGATGAATAAGGCATAGAAAGGAGGTAATTAATGGGAGCAAATTTTGACGTAACAGCCATACTAAAAGCGAACGTTTCCGACTTTCAACATGGTTTGAAAGAGGCCCAAGCCTCCCTTGCTAGTTTAAAAAATCAGACTGGTTCAAGCCTTCAAAAGTTGAGCGGTTCGATTAATAGCGTAGGTGATTCCATGATGAAAGTAGGCGCTGGAATGACAGCCGGTTTTACTTTACCGGTAGCCGGTGCCGTCGGTGGTGTTATTAAATCCTTTGCCGGGTTAGAACAAGCCCTGGGCGGGGTTGAAACACTCTTTAAAGATTCCGCTGGAACTGTTATCAAAAATTCAGAAACAGCATACAAGCGGGCCGGCATTTCCGGCGTGAAATACATGGAGCAAGTTACTTCCTTTTCTGCTAGTTTGTTACAAGGTTTGGGCGGTGATACCGTCCAAGCTTCAAAATATGCTGATATGGCTATCGTGGACATGGCGGATAATGCGAATAAGTTCGGAACGAATATTCAGGACATTCAAAACGCTTATCAGGGCTTTGCCAAAGACAACTATACCATGTTAGACAACTTGAAACTTGGTTATGGTGGTACACAGGAAGAAATGGCCCGTCTGGTTAATGAATCCGGCGTAATGGGTGACAGCTTCAAAGCTACGGCCAAAAACGTGAAGGATATTCCGTTCGATAAGCTTATCCAAGCTATCCACGTTACACAGGAACGAATGGGAATCACTGGAACGACAGCCAAAGAAGCGAGCGAAACAGTGGCAGGGTCCTTTGAATCTATGAAAGCTTCCGCCCAAAACTTGGTAGCGGGGCTTGGTCAGAAAAATGCGGATATTAAAACCTTGATGGAAAACCTAAAAGATTCCATAATCACATTCAAGGATAATATTGTACGCGTTTTAGGTACTATCTGGGACAACTTACCACTTGAACCATGGCAAAAATGGATTGGCGCGATTGTGGTTTCTGCTGGTCCAATTCTTACGGTAGTAGGTACCATTACTAAGGTAGTAGGTGGAATTGTCGGAATTGTAAGCAAGGTTTCAAGCGGTGTTTCCGCCCTAATTACCGGTTTCCAAAGTGCAACTGCTAGCGGTACAGCCGTTTCTGGCGTGTTTGGTTCGATTGGTAGCGCCCTTGGTGCTATTAGTGGCCCTGTTTGGGTAGTAATTGGCCTTATTGCGCTATTCGTGGCCGGTTTGGTGGGCTTGTATAATTCAAGTGAAGAGTTCCGAGATAAGGTTAATTCTGCATTTCAAGCGGTTTCTAAAGCTGTATCAAGCGCAATTACCGAAGTGGTAAACTTTGTTAAAAAAATCTTTGGTACTTTGGTTACCTGGTGGAACGAGAATCATGAGTTAATTCTTAAAACCGCTGAAACGATTTGGAACGCTATAAAAGCAGTGGTGGAAACCGTCGTTAATGCAGTAGCGCCTATTATCGAAGCGGGTTGGAATGCGATAGTTCCGATAGTTCAAACTGTTTGGGACCTTGTTAAAAATGTAATTGAAACTGGTTTGAATGTCATTTTAGGCATTATCAAGCTAATCATGCAGATCATCAATGGAGACTGGTCCGGGGCTTGGGAAACCATCAAAGAAATTGTTAATACGATTTGGGAAGGTATTAAAACCGCTATTGGGATAGCTATCCAAGGTTTAATTACCATCATCCAAACCGGATTGGAGTTTCTAAAAGAGATTTGGACAGCTATTTGGAATGTGATAATGGCGGTTGTTGGCCCTATTTGGGACTTTATTTGTAACCTTGTCCAAACGTCCATCCAGTTAGTAAGTGATGTTATTAATAATACCCTTACTTTCATTTCAGACCTTTGGAACACAATTTGGAATACAATTTCCGAGGTAGTAAGCACGGTTTGGAACGCAATTTATGAAACTGTTTCTAATCTTATCAATAGTGTTTGGGAAACTATCCAGAATGTTTTAAATACTATTTCTGAAACCTGGAATAATATTTGGAACGGGGTAAAAGGTACGGCGGAAGAAATTTGGACCAATATCAGTAGTTTCATTTCTGATACCATGAACGGAATTTTTAGCACTATTTCCGAAATTTGGAATAATATCAGTTCATTTATTTCCGACACATTGAATAGTATTTTTTCAAGTATTTCAAATATTTGGAACGATATTACTTCTTCAATCGGAAACTTCATGAATGATATTTTTTCAAGTATTTCAGACGGATGGAATAAAACAGTAACCGCAGTTCAAGAAGCCGGTTCTAATATCGTTACGGCAGTAACAGACGCTTTTTCTAATGCTATTACAGGAGCTAAAGACTTTGTAGGTAACGCTATTTCCGCCGGTGCTGATCTGATCAATGGATTTGTTGACGGTGTTAAAAACTTTGCGGGTAATTTGATTGACGCGGTAGGCGACGCGGTAAGCGGTGCTATTGATTGGGCTAAAAATCTGCTTGGTATCCATTCGCCATCACGGGTATTTAAACAGTTTGGTATCTATACCGACCAAGGTTTCATCAACGGGGTTGATAGCAAGACTAAAAACGTGGCTAAGTCGGTAGGCGGAATGGCTCAAGGGGCTATTGACGCCTTTACTAATAAGGACTTGTCCGGGGTATTTCAAGATGAACTAAGCACGGTAGAAGGTGCTTTGGGAAGCTTGACCGCTTATGATCCAAACGTTAATTTTGACGGTGGAATTTTGACGGTGAACCAACAGCCGGCAGATATTACCTTGAAACTTGGAAGCACGACTTACCGAGCGTTTACAAATGACATCACAAGAGAACAAGAAATGGAATTAATTTTAGGAAGTTATTAGAAAGGGTGATGAAGTATGTATAACTATACTAGTTTAGGAAAATTAGATCAGGAAGTTGCTACTTTTGAGCCTAGCGATAACCTACTAATTAATGGACAACCTCTTAATAGTTTAGTTGAGGGTTACAGACATTTAACAGTAACAGGCCGGGGCTTATTGGGGCAGAACGTTTCCACTACAAAAGTCCCTGGCCGGCGTGGTGTTTGGGTGGATGGTTTTTCAGACGAAGAACGCACCCTAGAAATCAAGTACCAACTAAAAGCGGACACTAGCGCCCAAATGCGGGACCGGTTCGCTAAGCTGAATAAAATTTTAAGGACACACGCGCCTAGCGGGTTCCTTGAAATCTCTTTCAGGGATGAACCTGATTACATTTACTACGGCTATTTCAACGGGGCAGATAGCTTTGAAGAAACAAGCCTAAGTATTGTTAGTAAGTTCAGTTTGCTGATTCCGGACGGTTATAAGAAAAAACGGCCCCAAAATTCAACGGGGTCCATTTCTTTGGTGGACGCGGTGGAGGTATTACCAGAATCTATCACGGTTACACCAACCAAAACCACAAACCAACTTCAAATTTTGAACGGGTCCAAGGTGCTTTCATTCGCCGGGACATACACACCAGGGAAAGATATTATTATTTCTTTTGATCCGGATGAAATCAAAATTACGTTTGGTGGCCGGAATATTCTAAGCGAATTAGAGCGATTCAGTCCGCTGGAAAATTTTACAGTCCGGAACGGTGACACAATAACCGCGGTTAATGCAACGGTTAAGAATGTAGTTTGGAGGGATGAACGAGCATGATCTATCTTTTTGATGAAAAGGAAAAGCTTGTAAAAATCGTCAATAAAAAAGCGGTTAAGACAGCCCTTCAGACTTACGCGCTCACTACCGATAACTACGTTTCAGACCGGTTGACGGTTGAAACAAAGGCGCTAAATGATGATGAACTTGAACAAGTAGAGTATATGGCAATCCAGTCAATGGAAAATAACCATCAATACCATTATTTCTATATCGCTCAAAAGAAAACAGTAGGCGACATTACAACATTTACGGGTGTACAGTCTGGAATTGAAGAATTAAGGAAAACCCCGGTCTTTGACAAACGTCCTAACAATATGCGGGCTGAAGCCGTCATTAATGACCTTTTGAAAAATACAAACTGGCGCGCCCGGTTTGTTGCTGAAACCATCAACCGTAGCACGAATTTCTATTACATTTCTGTTTTTGACGCCCTGAAAAAAATCTGTAAAGTTTGGGGCTTGGAAATGCAGTTTTTTGTGGAAATGAACGGAAACGGTATTGGCGCCCGGTATATTGATTTTAAAAAGCGAATTGGTGAAGCTACTGGAAAACGCGTAGTCTATGGACACAATGCGCTAGAGATCCTAAAAGAGATTGAAAGGACCAACATTTACACCGCCTTGGTAGGCCGTGGAAAAGGTGAACAAGTTTCTAGCGCTGAAGAAAGCGGGAAAGAAGCGGACGGCTACGGAAGAAAAATCACCTTTGAATCCGTGGTATGGTCCAAGGCCAAAGGGAACCCGCTAGATAAACCGCTAGGCCAAAGATACCTAGAAGATCCGGAAATGACTAAACGTTACGGGATCAAGAATGCGGATGGAACCATGAGGGCTAAGATTGGTTTTGTCGATTTTAACGAGGAAGAAAACCCCAATGAATTGATAAAACTAACCTATCAAGCCTTGGTTAATGCGTCCCGTCCACAATTAGCCTTGAAAACGTCAAGCGTTTATCTGAAAGGTGTTAAAATCGGGGACACTATCCGAGTTGTCCGACATGATAAAAAGCTAGACTATGATACACGGATTTTTGAAATTACTTTCAACCGTTTAAACAATAAATCTAGTGACATCAAGTTGGGCGACCAAATAAGTGAAAGCGCGAACTCAAAAATTCAGAGTGTGGCAGATAAAGCCGTAGAAGATTTCATTAACAATGAATTTAACAGTTTTGTCAAAAACTTACCTGATTTTGTTAGATCCGCGGACGGTTACAACACTAACTGGTACAGCGTGGAAGATCCCGTTAAAAAATACCCTAAAAAGGTATTGATTAATGATATATGGTACAAGCCGGATCCGGAGCATGAAGGCCATACCATCATGCAACGCTGGACGGGTGAAGCCTGGGAAGAAATCCTAAGAACTTACAATGAAGTAAGCTTGCGGGAAAAGATTGATCAGAAATTTAATGAACTGAAACAAACTACTGACCAAGCAATTCAAACGGCTGACCGGAAAGCGGAAGAAGCTTTGAAGAAGGCTGGAACAATTCCAGATACCGCTAGACTTTCCGAGCAGATCAAAAGGCAGGTTTTAGAAAGTCAAGATTTGACTAAAAAATTGTCGGAAACCTTGAAAGAAACAGATTCCGGGGTTATTTATAATAAAATCTTGCAAAATATCAAGACCGAATTTGTACAAAAAACAAAATTCGACGAATTAGAAAGAAGCGCTAATAATGGCATTTCATACTTGATGAATAAATCGGATAAAGCTGAAATTGAAATCCGAAAACAGACCATTGAGTTTAACAAATTAACCGAGTCTAACAAGATTTATGAAAGAATTATGGGAACGTCTGAAACAGACGCACCGGATAAGCTATCGCGTTTGGTCATGTCTAGCGAGATATTCCAGACAGAAGTTGGTAAGTATTCAACGGCTGGCGGGCCTAATATGCTTCGAAATTCGCGAGCAGATGATGGTTTGAAATACTGGAACGGTGACCCTAAAAAATTCAAGTTTTTGGAACACCACTTTTACTTAAATGGTCAAAAGCGAATGTTTTTACTTGAAAATGGGGCAGTCGTAAACAGTCCACGCTTTATCTTCAAACGCAATACGGATTATATTCTTAATTTAACAGCGTTTGACGCAAACACGGCAAGGGTAATAATCGAGTTGCGGAAACGCAAAAAAGACTCCGCTAATCAAGATTATGATGAGAGACAGATAATCTTTGACAAGACTGGATCGCCCGCTTTTAATTCAGACAAGGCCGTCAAGCGTACCTTTAAGTTTAATACGGGTGATTTTGATAATGGTTACTTGTTATTCAGCTATGACGGGATACCTAACGTATGGTCTGGTATGTTTATGACCGAGCTTGACTTTTATGAGGGAACGGCAGACCGCAAGTGGCAACCAGCTCCAGAAGATAGCGCCGAGCCTATTGAAGCAGTCAGAACGCAAGTCACACAACTCGCGGGATCTTGGTCGGTACGCAATCTCAATAGTGCGGGCGACGTGATGGGACAGTTAAACCTCAACCCTGACGGATCTGTCAGAATTAACGAGGGCTTGCTATCAGTCGGTGAGAAGACCATCATCAAAGACGGGGTTATCAAGAAATCCATGATCGGGAAGGCTCAAATCGGCACGGCACACATTGACGAAATTGACGCAAGCAAGGCCAACCTTATCAATGTTACGGCTAAGAATATCGCAACCGATGGCTTGACGGCGAACGTTATCAAGGGCGGAACACTATCATCTCTGAATGGCGTTACTGATTTTGACTTACAAACTGGATGGTTAGAAATGAATAAGGAAGCCGTAGGAATTAGAAACAGATTCGAAGGCAAACCAATGCAATTTCTAATTTTTGGACAAGGTGCGATTAACGGGGTGCCTTGTGCATATACGCAACTTATGAGTAACCGGAACGGTCAAACCGGGATTGAACACACTTCTGCCGGTATTCAGATCTGGAATGGGCGACAGGGTAACAACGTACAAACCGCTATAACATTTTATGGTAGAAACATAGACTTTATTCATAATTCTCTAAGCGGAGGCGTTTCTTTAAACACCGAAACACGGGATTTAGATAAGTTGCATAATGTATTTTTAGATAATGCACTAGTAGCCGGCAAAGAAATCTTTTTAAAAGGGAACTCTTTAGTTACTTTATTTAATTTAATAGATAAAAACTTCAAGGGGATCGAAGATCACCTAAAACGCGCTAATTTAGGTGCGCCGGGATATTATCGGACAAATATTTAGAAGAGGATATTATGAACACAACAGATAAAATCATCAATGAGCTAGCTGTACAACTAGCAAATAAGGCGATTGAGCAAGCAAATTACAAGATTTTTTATGATGAAGCACAGGAAAAACTTGTAGAGGTACAAAAACAACTTGTAGAAGTTCAAGCACAGCTTGAACAAGCACAAACACAACTTGAAAAGGTCAATAAAGTCTTGGAAAAAGGTGAAGCTTTGAAAGAACTTTTTGACGAAGTGGCAAACAAATTAGAAGAGGAATAAAAATTTATGGAATTTAAAGTAATTAACAAATACTTGCAAGAAAAAGGGCGTACTTTTGTCGCAATTCGACAAGAAAACCCTTATACAGTTTTTGAACGTGTTTTAATCGGGGACCGTCTGGGTGAAACAGATGAAGTACTTATTAAGGCAGTATTAGGACAGGTTTCAACCGAATTGAACCCGGCTGAAGGCGTTAAAAAGCTTCAGGAAGACTTGCACAAACAAGCAGAAAGCTATGAAGAAAAACTAGCTGAAAAAGATACCAAGATCGCGGAAGTAAAAGCCGTGGCAGATTGGGCAGTTTTGGCACGGGTAACTGACACAGATAACCCGCTAGATCCTACTATCTTTAAACGTGGTCTGGAATTGGTGGAGCTTGGACAAAACGGCAAGACCTACCAACCACAAGAAATCTTTGTAGTGGAAGATCCTGACCATGTTGAAAAATTCCAAGAAGGGAAACGCGTCATGGTTCAAGTCAACGAGCCTTTCACTTACAAGGGCGAAACCTTGAAACAGCTTGAAACATTGCACCAAAATGGAAAACTTGGGCTTTGGAAGTGGACCGAGCCAAAAGAAACCCCGAAAGCTTCAAATGAATTGGAAACGCAACCGGCACAATAAACAATTAGAACCAGTATAGGGAGGTGGTTAAAATGGCCCTAGTGGACCTAATTGACAAGCTAACCCCGGTTTTAGTTGTGATTATACCTAGTTATTTTTCCTTTAAAAGTACCAAAACAAGTAAAGAAGCGGACCAAAAATTAAGAGATCTGGCTGACAAGATCGACGATTTAGAAAAATCCGTCTTAAACGTGGAAGGGATCGGAGAAAAAAACAATAAGAATCTGACTATTATCGGAAAAGGCTTGCAACGCTTGCAACGTTTTCGATTGCAAGAAAACTTAAAAAACGCCCTTAAAAGAGGGCATACTAACCAGCACGAAATAGAAGAACTTTCCCGCTTATATGAGAGTTATATCGAATTAGGCGGGAATGGTGCTATTAAGGTGCTATTTGAACGGTTTTTAGACCTAGAAATTAAAGAGGAAAATTGAAATGAACCAAATTACTGAAATTGTAACCAGTGGGGCTATGAGCATTTTTGTAGTGTTAGTAGGTATTGTTGTTAATGCAGTAAAAAACTATCTTACAACGCGAGGCGGAAAGAAAGCCCTTGAAGTGGTTGAAATCCTAGCTAGAAACGCCGTAAACGCTACCGAGCAAGTAGCGGATAAATTGGATATTCACGGTTCCGCTAAGCGAGAATACGCAAAAACAAGCCTTATTGAAGGACTTGAAGCACACAATATTTATTTAACAAATGACCAGTTAAATACATTTATTGAATCCGCGGTTAAAACAGCAAACGACGCTTGGAAAAATTGAGGTGAAAAAGCATGGATAAAGTAAAACTATTTCAAGATGAAGTATTGGGACAAGGGTTTGATATTGACGGCTGGTTTGGTTGGCAATGCTGGGACGGCTACGCTAAATATTGTTTATGGCTTGGTGTCCCTTTTGCAAACTGTACAGATTCCGGCTATGTTAAAGACCTTTGGGAACAGCGTCATTATAACGGTATCTTGGATTTTTTTGACGAAGTTGAAATCATACAAGGCGGGGAAGTAGCTGTTTTTATGGAAACAGCAGTCACGCCGGTTTCACACGTCGCTATTTTCGTAGGAGATATTGACGGCTCACAAGGTTGGTTCCTTGGACAAAACCAAGCCGGTGAACCTGGGCCGAACGGGGGCGCTAGTTTTGATTTAGCTATCTATCCATATAGTGCGCTCTATCCTACCGCTTTCCGTCCGAAGGGCGAACCGCTAGAAAAAGAAGAATTGAAAGAAATCGTTACGGAAGTTATGGCGAACCATGAAGTTCCATTCTTCCCTGAAGACGCTACTTTCACCGTGGGAGATAGTCCTATCAATGTCCGCCGTTATCCGGATTTAACCGGTGAAATCGTGGCAACTTACCAACCGGGGGAAAAAGTCCATTACGATTCTAAGGGGACCAATGCCGGTTTCCGCTGGATCTCCTACGTCGGAGAATCCGGAAACCGCAACTATATGGCTATTGGTCCCGTGGATGAAGCCGGAAACCGTACTGATTTATGGGGTATGCTTGAATGATTGGATTCAATTCAACGAATTTAAACCAAACAAAGGGCGGGGAAGTCATTAAACAAGGTGACTTTTCTTCCCTTTTTGAGTTTGAACTTTTAGACTACGATAACAAAAAGATCACAAGCTTGGACGGCCAAACCGCCAAGGTTAGACTTGGAAACAGCAAGGGTAAAATCGAAATTGAAAGCCTTGTAGAAAATTCCAAGGTTAGTTTTAAAATTGGGAAAGTTTTGCCGGTTGGAATTTATCAAATTGAAATTGAAGCTGGTAACTACGTTTTTCCAAGTGATAAAAGCGCAAAGGTTGACGTTATCCAATCTATCGAAGAATACACTAGCAAGCAAGTTGAAGAACTTGAAAAAGAAAGTGAAAAGGATAACTTCCCGGAATTAGTCGATCTTTACAATCTAGCCAAAATTTAAGAAGGAGAAATAATGAGTTTAAACACAGAAAGAATTACACGCTTTGCCCAAGCCGTTGGAACCGACATTAAGGAAATTAAACGAGATTTGGCAAACAAGGCGGAAAAATCTGAAGTCGGTCAAGGCGGAATCACGCAGCAACAACTAGACACGGCTATTCAGGGCGTAAAAACGGCAATACTTGGAGAAGGTACACCGGAAGAGTTAGACACGCTGAAAGAGATTGCTGACAAGATCAAAGCTGGCGAAAATCCAGACAGCGCTATCGTGTCTAAAATGACCGAGCTCGGGCAGAAATTGACTGATCTTGAAACTACTGACTTTGTTCAAATTTATACCACGGCCAAGAATACCCTCTAAGGAGGTGACGCATGGAGAAATTAAAAGAAGCTATCAAGCTGATAGGCCATGACGTCGGTGTGCTTCAAGGTCAACAGAGCGGGGCGTTACAGACTACCAAGGCTTACGAGTTATTCCCTACATATGCTCAACTACAAAGTCAAATGGCGACTAACATCAAAGAGAAGCACGTAGAATTAGGTCTGGATGCTCTCATTGACGAAAAACTAAAAAATGGTGGCGATCCCTTTGTCACTAAGTCTAAAGTACCAGTAGTGGACATTAGCCAGCTTGCAAGCAAGAACGACTTGGAAGAACTCAAACGTAAGGTCGGAGCGGGCGGAAGCAGTGCAAGTACAGAATTAAAAGGTCAAGGCTTCCCATACAATCTTAATGCTGATATCGGTACAATTTATACCGATACCACAGCTAAGAATGGAGCGGTGAAGTGGATCAAAAAAAATGCTGGAACTGGCTCTAACGCTTGGTCTGTCTTGTTTGGTGATGTCAAACACAAGCCAAGAATTTCATCAAGCCAAAACAATGCGTATGTCGAGTTTAGACGTATAAACTCCACGGTAGAGGTCGGCTTCGGTGGTCTATCGTGGGGTTGGTTTGGAATCGTGAGACGAGGTGCGCCCAGCTACGTTCCTCAAGGGTCAGACCGTGAGCGAAACGTGGTGATCTTAAACGTCGGCGGTATACCCGTCGGTTTTCGTGCCACTAGCTCAAAACTTGGTATTATGACAAATGACAAGGGGAAACGCCTTGGCACTTTCTATCTAGGTGGGCCGGGTGACGGCAACCAGCTACGCTTACAATTCGATGATCCCGTGCCTACTGACCGAGACATCGGAGATTTACGATTTACTGATATGTCATATATCACAGATGACCCGTGGCCGGAGAATCTACAATAAGACACACACACCCTCCCAATTCGGGAGGGTTTTTTGTTTGCTCTGAAACTAGTTCCAGAATGAAAAATCTTTAATTATTTTTATAAAAAGCGTTGACAATCACGGCATACCGTGATATAATATAATCAGAAAGGAGGAAGATATGAAAATATCAGAGATTGCTGAACTAATGGTAGCAACTGGAACCTTATTAACAGGGATCGCAAGTGTTATCATGGCAATAAAAAAAGAGCCAAAAGAACGCAAGCCGAGCAAAGCAAAGCGGTTCAAGTAAGGCTCTGGTAGGTCGGGGCGAAAGCCCCTTACACCTACCATGATTATATCATATCGGTCAATAAAATGAAATATTTACCAATCTTTACAATCGTATTTTTTATATTTCTGCTGATTTTAAAAGATAGACGGAAATAAGAGGGTTATTAAATGAGAGAACAAATAGAAAAGTTATTAAACAGCGAGATAAGCACAAGCGCAATTGCCAAAGGCGCAGGCGTCCCTTGGTCTACAGTAGCAGACCTTAGAAAGGGAAAAACCAGTATGGATAAAATGGCCTTACTTACAGCCGAAAAATTAAATGATTTTGCGGAAACTAAAATATTTATCTTTACAAATAAAAAAGGAGAAAAAAATGATGGAAAGAAGAATTGAAGAATTACTTAATGGAATTTATGAATTAGAGTTTCAGGGCACAATGACTTTTGAAGAGTTCGCTGATGGTTATGACTTTTGGGTTGATGAAGATGATATACTCTTATTAGAAGGCCGGGGAATGAAACCAATCGACGGCGTGAGAAAAGTCGGATACGTGGATAATGGGGTTATCTATGCTTATTGA